ACAGAATCATTCCTAAATGGAATGAAGAGTCTTTTTGAAGATCATTATGTAACAATCCCTGAAGATAAATATGATGTAATCGAGAGTATGGTAGATAAACTTGATGAAATGGAAGAAAAACTCAACGAGCAAATTGAAAGAAATGTTGCTCTGAATAGAAGATTAGCAGAGTCAGTTGCTGATGTAATTTTTGCAGATGTCGCTGAGGGTCTTGCACTCTCACAAAAAGACAAACTCGCTTCTCTTGCCGAAAATGTTGAGTTTGATAGTGAAGAGAGCTATCGTGAGAAACTAGTTACTCTGAGAGAATCATATTTCCCAGCAAATACTAGTGCTCAAAGAGATGACTCTGAGAGTCTGTATGAAGAAGTACTTACCGAAGAAGCAGAAGTTTCAACTCCAGCAACTTCAGTAATGGATGCTTATCTTCAAACTCTTAGTAGAGTCGCTAAAAAGTGATTTTTAAATCATAAAGTCAAACAAAACTTTTTTAAAGAGGTTAACTCAAATGCAGATGTACAATACAGAATATCTGCAGGAGAAGTGGTCACCAATCCTTGATTATCAAGGAATGGATCCAATCAAAGATTCACATCGTAGAGCGGTAACTGCTATCCTGCTAGAGAACCAAGAGAAAGAATTACGTGAGGAAAGAGCATTCCTCAGCGAAGCAAGCCCAACAAACTCTGCCGGAACTGGTGGATTTAGTGGTAGTGCTTCAAACACAACAGGAACTCCTGTTGCAGGTTTTGATCCCGTTCTGATTTCACTAATCAGACGTTCAATGCCTAATCTGATCGCTTATGATCTTTGCGGCGTTCAGCCAATGAATGGTCCTACCGGACTCATCTTTGCAATGCGTTCGCGTTACAACAACCAGACTGGCGCAGAGACTTTCTACAACGAAGTCGATTCTGCATTCTCTGGTCAGAACAAGGGACTCAATCTCGAAGGTGGATTCACCGATGGAACCGTTGGTCTTGGAACCACGGCACAAGGTGGAAGCAATCCTTCAATCCTCGATGCTTCAAATCAAGCAAATAACGCTGCTCCTGGCAATAGCCAGTATAACGTTGGCGGTGGTATGGAAACCGGTGCTTCTGAAGCACTCGGAGATGCTGCAGACAACTATTTCAACGAGATGGCGTTCTCGATTGAAAAGCTTACTGCAACTGCTAAGTCACGCGCACTCAAGGCAGAATATTCGCTAGAACTTGCACAAGACCTCAGAGCAATCCACGGTCTGAATGCAGAAGCTGAGTTGGCAAACATCCTCAGCACTGAAATTCTTGCTGAAATCAACCGAGAAATCATCAGAACCATCTATAAAGTTGCTGTTCCTGGTGCTCAGGTTAACACTGCTACCCCTGGTGCTTTTGACCTTGACGTTGATTCAAACGGTCGTTGGTCAGTTGAGAAGTTCAAGGGTCTTATCTTCCAGATCGAGCGCGATGCAAACGCAATTGCACAGCAAACTCGTAGAGGAAAGGGCAACATGATCCTCTGCTCCGCAGACGTTGCTTCAGCACTCACGATGGCAGGTGTTCTGGATTATACCCCTGCACTCAACGCTAACTTGAACGTTGATGACACTGGAAATACCTTCGCTGGTGTTCTCCAAGGTAAGTATAGAGTTTACATCGATCCATATTCTGCAAACGTTGCTGCTAACCAGTTCTACGTTGTAGGTTATAAGGGAACCAACCCTTATGATGCAGGTCTATTCTATTGCCCATACGTTCCTCTCCAAATGGTTCGTGCCGTTGGTGAGCAAACATTCCAGCCCAAGATTGGATTTAAGACCCGCTATGCGGTTGTCGCTAATCCATTCGCTAAGGGTGCAACCGAATCTGTTGCTCCTGACAACATCTCAACCAACTCGAACGTATACTACAGAAGAGTCAAGGTTCAGAACCTCATGTGATCCATCAGATTCACAACTCATAAAAAATGGAGGGTCTTCAGACCCTCTTTTTTTATATAAAAATAAAATGACCAATAAATAAATAAGAAAGGTAAAATGACATTTCCAAATCAAATAGAAAATAGAAATTTTTTATCTCCAGTTGGATTTAGATTTACATTATCAAAATATAAAAAAGTATCCTTCTTTTGCAATACTGCAAAAATACCAGCTATTAGTCTTGGGACTGAATTGCAGGCAACATACTTAAAAAACATTGATGTTCCTGGGGATATAATTACATATAATGATTTGACATTAACATTTTTAGTTGATGAGAATATGGAAAACTATTTGGAAATTCACAATTGGATAACAGGACTTGGTTTTCCAGAAACAACAAAACAATATAAGGATTTAATTACATCTGATGAATCTCAAGATATAAATGAAGGATTTAGTGATGGGACACTTTATATTTTAAATAGTAACTATAATACAGTAAGAAGTGTTATATTTCAAGATTTATATCCAGTATCATTATCTTCACTCGACTTTAATGCTTCAGAAACTGACATAGAATACTTTACAGCACAGGCAACTTTCAAGTATACTGTATATACAATACAATAAAAAAATATTTGATGATTATGAATCTAGATGAAATTCAGGATATGTGGAAAAAAGATTCTGTAATTGATCCTGATAATTTACATGATGAATCTTTAAAGATACCACAGTTACATGCTAAGTATTATACTTTATATAATACAATAACTTTACTTAGAGAAAAATCAAGAGAAACTTACAATAAAGTAAAGCTTGAACGATATAACTACTACTCAGGAAAGGCACCAGCAGAGGTTTATGACCAAGAACCGTTTCCATATAAAGTCAGAGATAAAGAAGCGCTACAGAGGCATCTAGATGCCGATGAGAGGTTAAATAAAATTGATCTTAAAATCAGATATTATGATATTATGCTCAAGTTTCTTGAGGAGATAATTAAAACAGTATCAAATAGAACATTTCAAATTAAGAATGCAATTGAATGGAATAGATTTCAAGCAGGATTTAATTAATAATATAACCTCTCCCATTGAGAGGTTTTTTTATTGTCAATAAATATTATTATATTGAACATTAATTTATGTCCCATTTGGTAATCTCAAAGAAGAACGAAGTATTTCTTCAGATTGAAGCAGAACCTCACATTTACTACGAACTGAGAGATGCATTTCAATTTGAAGTTCCAAATGCAAAGTATGCTCCAGCATACAAAAATAAATGGTGGGATGGGTTTATATATCTGTTTAATGTAAATACTAAAGAAATATATGTAGGTCTTTTAGATAAAGTTATTCGTTTTTGTGAGCAATATAATTATACATATGAATTTAAAGATAATAAGTATTATGGTCTTCCTTTTGAAGTGAATGAAAATATTTCAAAAGAGGGTGTCAAAGATTACATGAATTCTATTTGCAAATATTCCCCCCGTGACTACCAAATAGAGGGAGTATACGACGCTTTAAGACATAATAGAAAGTTATTGATATCTCCAACTGCTTCTGGAAAATCATTGATGATTTATTCAGTAGTGAGATATTATGTTGCGAAACAACAAAATATTCTTTTAGTTGTTCCAACGACATCCCTTGTAGAGCAGATGTATAAAGATTTTGAAGATTATGGATTTGATGTTGGTTCATATTGCCACAAAATTTATGCTGGTAAGGAAAGAGAAACAGATTCCCAAGTAATTATTACAACCTGGCAATCTATATACAAACTTCCTCGACAATATTTTTCAAGATTTAATGTAGTAATTGGAGATGAAGCACACCAGTTTAAATCAAAATCATTAGTATCTATAATGACAAAACTTTCTGATGCAAAATATAGATTTGGATTTACTGGAACTCTAGATGGCACCCAAACACATAAATGGGTTTTAGAGGGACTATTTGGACCATCATATAAAATTATTAAAACTAATGAATTGATGGAAAAAGGTCATGTTGCAAAATTAGATATTAAGGTTCTTTTACTTAAGCATAATCCACATAAATTTGAAACCTTTGAGGATGAAATTCAATACATTATAAATCATGAGAAAAGAAATAATTTTATTAAAAATTTAGCTTTAGATCTAAAGGGAAATACATTAGTTCTTTTTGCAAGAGTTGAAGGTCATGGAGAACCATTATACAATTTAATAAATAATAGCATCAGTGAAAATCGTCATGTATTTTTTGTTCATGGTGGTGTAGACACTGAAGATAGAGAAAAAGTTAGAGAAATCACAGAAAGGGAAGACAATGCAATTATTGTTGCTTCTTATGGCACTTTTAGCACTGGTATCAATATTAAAAATTTGCATAATGTAATCTTTGCTTCACCATCAAAATCTAGAATTAGGAATTTGCAATCAATTGGTAGAGTTTTAAGAAAGGGAAATAATAAAACTAAAGCAGTTTTATATGATATTGCCGATGATATCAATTACAAATCAAGAAACAATTATACACTCAATCATTTAATAGAAAGAATTAAAATTTATAATGAAGAAAATTTTAATTACGATATTGTAAACATACCTTTTAAAAAATAATGGGAGAAGAGTTTTACGCAATTATCAAACTGGTTTCTGGAGAAGAGATAATGTCTCTTGTAATGGTAGATGATACTAATGAAGAAACTGTTATTGTTCTTCAGAATCCAGTTACAATGAAAACATTTCAAAATCATCAAGGAGTTCACATAAAAGTAAGACCTTGGATGGAAATGTCTGATGATGATTTCTATATTATTAAAATGGATAAGATCATTACAATAACAGAAACTAGTAATGAAAGGATAATAAATCTTTACAATAAATTCATTGATGAAGATGAATATGATGAAATAAGTGTTTCTAATAATAGTTCTGGGAAGATAAAACCATCAGCTAAGATGGGATATATAGATTCTGTTAAAGAAGCTAGAAAGAAACTTGAAAATATCTTCAATAACTCTAAAGAAAGCTAAGAGCTATTATCTTTCTCTAACGGGAACAAACCTATTCTAATCATGTTTGCACCATATGTCAAGCTGTTGAAATAGACTTCAATACTGTGGTATAATGTGAACAAATAAAGGAATACAAAAATGCCATGCCAAAGAAAAAGACAGAACATTATGTCAACAACAAAGAGTTGTTACAAGCACTGATCGTATACAGAAAAAAATTACAACATTCTAGAGAAAACGATTTACCGAAACCACCAGTTACAAACTACTTGGGTGAATGTTTTTTTAAGATTGCAACTCGTTTATCATATAAACCAAACTTTGTCAATTACATGTTTAGAGAAGATATGATCTCTGATGGAATTGAGAATTGTGTTGAATATATTCATAACTTTGATCCAGAAAAATCTTCCAATCCATTTGCATATTTTACGCAAATCATTCATTACGCTTTTCTTAGAAGAATTCAAAAAGAGAAAAAGCAATTAGAAATTAAAGCCAAAATAATTGAAAGAACTGGATTTGATGAAGTCATGATGGTTGACAATAGCTTGCTTTCTGGGCACAGTTCGGAGTATAATAGCATTAAGGATTCAATTCATTACCGAAACAACAGATGAAAATTGCTGTAATTACAGATACTCATTATGGTGCAAAAAAAGGTTCAAAGAATCTTCATGATTATTTTGAACTTTTTTATAAGAATATCTTCTTCCCGACACTTGAAAAATATGATGTAAAATCTGTAATTCATATGGGAGATGCTTTTGATAGCAGAAAGTCCATTGATTATCAAAGTCTCGAATGGTCTAAGAGGGTTGTATTTGATAATCT